CTTCACTGCTTGGGACAGAACTCTTCCGACTAATCTGCTGGAGATAGTCATCGAAGAGTTGTTCCATGGATATTCACCAGAGGTGGTTGAACATGCCAAGTACTTGTATTGCCATGCTCCCTTCGTGTTTGGAAGTACACACCGTGGCGAATTTGCAGAAGTTTTCTGGAGGTGCGGGGGCACGCCCTCAGGACACAGGCTGACGTCAATTGTCAACACGATTTTGCACTATTGTATTGACAAGTACTTCCTCTGGAAGATCGCGGGAGACGGACAAGTGATGTTGCTTGAAGCTGGAGATGATGGGATTATGTTCGGCGACAGAGTACGTGAGTACATGGAACAGTATGTCGAGTTCGTGAGAGAACTAGGGTTGGACCCAAAGCCTGACTCCGAGAGTGGAGAAGGCGATGACTACTGCTCTTTTCTGGCGGTCAAACACATTCCGTTGAAAAGTGGCTTTCTTGTGCGTGTTCCATACGACTTCGGTAGGGCAACGCAGGCCTATCCGGAGGCATTGGCGCACGAAGACTTTTCACACATCATGAGCATGACAGTCGAACTCTCAGGCTTGATCTTGAGGATGAGAGATCCAATGCCGGGAGACCGCTTTCCGCCGTTATTGAGTGAATTGGATTCAATTCTCAATATGTCGACTGAGACGTTGCTCGGATTCCAGGGCTACAAGTATGAGTCGAGAAGAATCATGCCCAACGAAAGATTTTTTAAGAAAATGCCAGCGAAAACCAAAACTGATCATGTCAAAGGACGCTCCAAGCCAAACCGAAAATCTGGCTCAGGAGGTCCAACGAAAAACGGTCCTCGTCAAGGTTCTGGGCGGAAGGAAAAAGTCGGGGTCACGATGGGACCTCAGTTCCGACTGCAGAACCCCTACGAGCAACCCTTCGGAGCATATGACAGTGTCGCAGAGCAGCACCTCAGAAGCGATCAGATGCGAAGACGCCTCCTCACAGGGGCAGGTCACGCATACTCCTCCATGGGAGGCTATGGAGGCGGAGATCTCTTGCCAGAGGCGCCGAAGAACGTCTACGACAACGAGAAGGTCTTCAGGCATTACCAAGTTCTTGCTGCGCTTGATCCCACCCGCTATCGAATGGTGCCTTCGTATTTCGGTTATTTACCTACACCAAAGACACCTTTCATTGGCAGGGCCAACGTGAGCATCACCGTTGCGACTGGCAAGACGCTTGCAGTCGTTTTCGGTGTGCCTTGGTACAATAGCGGTGGTACAAACCAGAAGGACCACTTCACGGCGTTCAGCCATGTTGTCGCCAACTCAGGAACCGATCAGTCGGCTACCGTGGTCACACACACGATGTATCAGAGCCGCGTCTCCGAACTCGTACCGATCAACACAGCTGACTTCGATGGAAACTTGGGCATTATTGGGATGGCGGGTCATTGGCGTGCTCAGGTCATCAAGGGGATGACCACTGACGAAGACCCTTCCATCAAATACTCCGGTGCCGCGAACATGAACTCTGTCGTGCAGTTCAAACCACAACTCTACAATGAGATGACCTCAGGTCACCCGAGGACCTACCAGGACAGACCTCATCTGGAGTCTCCGTTTGGAACATTGCAGCAGAACAATTTGGGCAATGAGTATGTGGGTTACCCAGAGACGAAGGGCGTCTTCGTCTCGGCCACTTTGGCTCCTCATATCAACGACCGTGGTTGTTTGCAATTGATGACGCCATCCGACGGTAACAACAAAACATACAGCGATGTCACACAACTAGATGGGTTGGCAGATGCCACCATTCCTATCCTCACGGTTAAGAACGGCAGTCCCAACTCTCTCACAGTTGTTTTGACGTACATGCGGCACTTCTACGTCTGTCCTTCCGAACAGGCTTGCGCGGCTCGTTCTGTCCCCGTTATCAAGGAAGCGCGATTCCAGATACCACCGGAAATCCTTACAGCGGTCTCGTCTGCTGGGATTTCCTCAAAGAGTTTTGACCACGCCACCGATCTGGCGAGAGAAAAGACTCACAGCCACCGAGATGCAGACCATTCGAAGAGTGTTCACAGGAATCTCGGTCGTGGACACCATGACCCGGTCACGGCGTCCGGCAACACTGGAGACCAGGCAAGCG